AGGTAAGAGTGCGTAAGGATTTGATCAGTTCCTTGCAGCGCGGGTGGATGTAGGTGCGGCGTGTTCCAGTTGCATCGAGTAGGGCGGTGTTGACGGCGGTGATCTTGTCGCGGATTTTCCAGGGGGCTTTGGGGCTGGAGACGCTGAAACCGCTGCGGCGGAGGATGTTGTGGTCTGTTAGACCCACGCCGCTGGTTTTGCGGGCGCCACCAGTGGGGTCTGGGCAGGCAATAACGCGGCGATCCACGCCGAAACGGCGGGTAACTTCTTCCGCGAAATCCCAGGTGGTGGCTCCACCCGTCAGCATGATTTCGTCGAAGACGTACAAAGTGTCGTCTTTTTTGACTGCGCAGATGCCCGACATCGGATCCACGTTGAAGTCCACCCCAAGGAGTAGTGGTAAGACGGAAATGTCGGCGGATTCTGTGCTGATGTTGGCGTCTCCAAAGGAAACAGCCACTAGGCCGCTTAAATTCTCGAAGCTGGCTTCAAATTCCTGGCGGAATGTGCGGGCGTCGAGTTGGCCTCTCGCGGCTTCAATTTCCTCCGGGGGGACGTTATCGCCTTGGATCGTGGTGAATTGCCAGCGAGCCCAGTTTTCGTCGCCGCTATCCGCGTATTGCCAGAGTTCGTAGAACCAGCTAGCAGTACCATCCGGGGTGGAGATGAACAATGCCCAGCCTTGTTTGTCGGCCAAGGCGGGGCGGATCACCTCAAACCAGACTTCGCTGGACATGAAGGCGGCTTCGTCGAGCACCACGCCAGCAAGACTTCTACCTCGGAGGGCCATTGCGTTTTCGGTGCCCTTCAGTTCGATTGTTGAGCCGTTTACGAGTTCGATCTTCAAATCGGTCTCATTTTTGGCCTTAATCCATGCTTTAGGGACTAACTTTTTCAGTAATTTCCATACAATATCCTTACTCATGCGGTACGTCGGAGCACAATAAAAGAACGTTTCTCCGGGTCTTTCTATAGCGCCACGCAGAAGTTCCACGCAGGAGAGGTAGCTTTTACCGAAGCGGCGGCCGGCGACGAGGACGCGAAAACGCTTGCGGCTACTAAACACCTCCCCTTGGGCGTAGCGGAGGCTGATGGGACTATCACTCATACCCAAGACCAGTTGCGACCGGAGCTGATTGCACTAATTGTCACGGTTTTGACGCCATAGTCTAGTGCAATAGAAGTGTGGGGCTCCTTTTGCGCCAAGCGGCGCTTGATTTCGCGTACTTGGTCCTCTGTGAGACGAGAATTGCCGACACGACTGCCTCGTACCCACGTTCCATGCGCGATTTTGTCCGCCATGTTTTCGGCAGAGGTGCCCCAGCGAAGATTGGTTAGGGCGTTGTTGCGGATGTCGCCGTCGAGATGGCGGCACTCCTCGCCTGGACTCTTGGGGCGTACGAAGGTTTCGAGTACCAGTCGGTGGACTGGACGTGTGTGGTGGCGGTTTTCGGTGTCGCAGAGGGTCACAATCTCATAGCCGCGACTGTTTAGGCCGGGCTGGAGGACTCTTCCGACGTATTTGCGCTCCACGCAGCGGCCGTCGCGGCGGGTATAGCGGACAATTCGATCCAGGGAGCGGATCTGACCGGTGTCGCTTGCCTCATACAACGTCTCAAACCCTTGGATCGGTTTCCACATGCGGAATGTCTTGCTCTCTCCGTATTATATCTTGCTCTGTGCGTATTTTTATGGGTGGCGTGTTGGGCGTCCCAGGAATCGCAACCCCTCCCCCCTGTGTAACAGAGGAAGGAATTGCGAATGTATCAGTAGGTTCCCTATGCCCCGGCCGGGCCAGCAGGGTTCAGAACCCTGCCCCCGGCTTCTATAATGGTGACGGCGTTAGGCGTCGAACCACTGTGCGGAACGGCTCGGACCGTGCAGCGGCGCGGCAGATTCCCATCGGCAGAGTTGCCGCTGCAGTTGCGCCAGTGCGTCCGCTTGCGTTGCAGCGTGCACGCAAGTGTAAGCGCCAACCGAATCGGCAGTGTAGAGACGGAAGCGGTAGGAGGTGTTGGCCATGGTGGGAAGGTGTCCCTTTTGTTCAATACTACACTAGCAACGGATCCGGCCCAACCGCGAGGGATCGGTGGGCCGGTTCACAACTCGTTACAATCTCAGCGACCGAGCACAGCCAGCCGGCAGTAGGCAGCCGATCGCCCGGCAGACTCACAGCGCTGCAGCTGGGCTGCGTTATCGGCACCCATAGCAAGGATGCCGCAAGCGGTAAGGATCGCTAGCAGTCTCACGCGGTAACCTCCTTAAGACGGTCTGCAGTCTCGCTGACGCTATCGGCCAGCAGTGCCAGCCATGCCGCAGCAGCGGCCTTGTCGGATGTGCTGACGTGACGCAAGCCGCGAACGTAGGACGTGATCGCATCCCGTAAGTTGGCGTCAGACACGCCGATGATGCTGACTTGATCTCCTACGTGATCGGTCACAGATACGGACTCACTTCCCCAGCTGGAGAGATTGAGCCGGCCAGCCGGAAGAGTGTGGGTGACGTGGTTGCGAGTTTGCATGGTTCCAGGGTTCGGATTGTGTGGAAGCGGTTTTGTCCGCTTGTGTTTAACAGTAGGCTATGGGTGGGACCTTTGCCTAGGGTCCCGTAACATTTCGTAACCTATGGGCAGTTACGGCTGACCGATACGGTCAATTCACCAGGCCACTCAACAGGCTTAAGCGGTACGAACGGGTGAGAATCTTTGCCGGGTCCGGTGTACCGAAGACTAGACTCCTGGAGATACCAAACATGTTTGGATTGATAGATACCGTAACGGGACCAGCCTCCGTTGATGTAGGCTGAAAAGTACTCTAGGAGAGCGTTAAGCCTACTTTTTGTCGTTGCGGTTTGGTATCCGCAATCTGAGAAAGTTACGCGTTCAAATGTTCTGTTGTAACGGCAAATAACGCTACCGTGCAACTTAACCTTTACGATCATTTCGTAGCTAGGTGTTAGATAGATTCCGTGATGCTCGATTTCAACGGTTGTATTGTCCCGGGAAAATACAATCCCGGAACGGTTAACATTTAGTGTCCGCAGGGTTTGCACCATTGCGGTCTCAATCTTCCTTGCCATGGTTTGGCGATCAGGGGACCCACCCTTCCTAGGACGGATCGGCGCCGAAATCAATAGTGTTACAGATTAGTCTACCTTATGGGAGTTCCAGGCTAGGATCTGCAGGCTAGTTCACCCGTACTAGCCCCATAGAGTAGTGCAGTTGTACTGTAGTACAGTTGTACTGTAGTGCAGTTGTACTGTAGTGCAGCTGTACTGTAGTGCAGTTGTACTAGCTCGCGTGCGCTCGCGTATGAATGGCTCCAGCGATGAATGGCCAAATGAATGGAGATGAATGGCCACATGAATGGCGATGAATGGCCGCGGCAATGAATGAATGAATGAATGAATGAATGAATGAATGAATGAATGAATGAATGAATGAATGAATGAATGAATGAATGGCGATTTTGATCAGCTTTGGCGCTTATCTTCCACCGTAATTTCCAGCCGTGGCGCTGCTGCAGCCTGCGCTTCCGGTGCGACCTCACCAACCACCGCACCGAGGTCTCGCATCAGCAGCTGAGCGCTTCCGATCTGGCCCTTCCGGATTGCAGCGTCGATCGCTCTCATCCGCATAGCTTGCAAACGTGAAACTATACTCTCGCGATCCTTGCTCCAATCCTCCTCATTCCACCGTTTCACCTCATCCCAATCTCTCCAAGCTGTAATTTCCCCGATGCCTTCACGATCAGCATGATCTAGCACAAGCTGACGCACAGGCAAGCCAGTCAGCTGCCGCTTGTAAAGCCGCTTGCGGCGCTCTTCAATCACAGCATTAGGATTCCGCTTCCCATAGGGTCGGGGCTTATTTGTTACAGCTTCCGCCGACACTTCCGGCGCTTGATTGTTAGCTTCCGGATTGTCCGACATTGTTAGAATCCCTGGCCGTTTGGTTCAATACTAGCGCCAGTGGTGCAAGACAGTAAAAAGCCCCTCGAAAATCTGCCTCGAAAATCGGGGGCCTCGAAAATCCGCCTTGAAAATCAGGACCCCTGCAACTGCTGAGCCAGTCGGGCGCCCTCCACTGCAGCCTGCAGCCATTGGTACGTCTCCCGTATGGTCAGGCCGTACGCCAGGCCCTTGCAACCTCCGGCGAGGTTATCGAGCTGGTAAATGTTGTGGGTTCCGTTTTGAGCGCAGATGTGGATGCAGCCGATCTGAGCCACGTAGCGGCCTTCCTCGTTTTGCTGGTACGGCTCCACCGGAAGGGAGAGCACATTGTTCAGGATGCGGGCCATCTCATCGGCCTGCTTACGTGTGACGCGGGTCATTGTTCGAGCCTTGGTAGGGTTTGCTCTCGTGTGCAAGTGTAGAACCGGAAGCGGCCAGCCGTCAAGCGTGCCAAGGCTTACGGTTTTGCGCTGATACGATCTCCTGCCATTGCGGTAGGGTCTGGCGCTGAAAATTTTGCCTCACCAGTGTGAACCGCTGGCCGGTGCTCTCCAGGTGAGAAACCCAGCGAGCCAGGTCAGCGGATACCTTGCGAGCGTTGCCGGTGTGAAAATTTTGCGATCCCCACAACGACAGACTCGCGTTCCAGGTGAGGACTGTGAGCTGTGCAGCGTGCGCTGATTTGCGCTGGTAAATCAACTTACGAGCCGGAAAATTGCGTGTCATGGTTGCCTCGTTTGGCTTGTGTGCAACAGTAGCAGATCAGTCAACCGGCTGGCGTTCCAGCTCCTCCCATCGCGCTTGCTTGGCCTCTCTTGCGGCATCCCGGGCGGCGATCAGCTGGTCATGCTCCAATCGCTGCTGAGTGATCGTGGCGCACAGTTGATAGATCATTTCATTGATGTCGTCTGCTGCACCGTTGAACATCCCGCACCAGGTCTCACCGTGGTTTGCCGTGGTTTGCGCCAGGAAATCATCCTGCTCCGGGTCGGTACATTCCGTCTCGGTGGCGTAATGCATGACCGCATCGCGTGCCAGCAGCAGCCGCTGCAGCTTGTACGTCAGGCTGCGAGGTTTGGCCGCTGCATCGTGAACAGCCTTGCAGGCTTCGGTGTGAGTTTGCTCCAGCTGCTGGTAAGCAGGATCTGCCTGGCTCAGCTTGCGAGTGGTGGTGAAGTCGTTCGCCATGGGGGATCGTCTCCCTAGGTGTTCAGCCCCCATCATCGCTCCAGCACCAGCCGTTACCCTCCCTACTGTTACACTTCTTCAAACGGTCGGCGCCGGTTGACCTTGGTGGTATTGTGCAAGGGTACAATCCCCAGCCTTCACCAATGGCAAACGGAGAATGGGCAACCCAGCGAGAACGCAAACGTTCCAGGGAAGAAGCCCGAGAAGCCAAACGCCGGCTGCAGATCGAGTGGCAAGACAAGCTATGGCTTGCACAGAACCATCCCTGCGGGGATGAAGTGCTGGCCTGGCTTAGCGAGAACCGCGCGGAAGCCTCGAAAGTAGGTTCCAGCCGATGGCACCTTGAAACACTGCCAGACCTTCACCAGCGCCAGCAGCAGTTGCGCCAGGCTGCAGCGTTCCAGGAAGTCCTAGACCGTGCCAAGGTCAGCACTCAAACCCTCACCGTTGAGGAAGTGCTAGCGGCTGGCGGTTTCCCACAGAATCCACAAGTTCAGCCTGTGGAAAAACAAAAGGCGCCGCGCACAAACAAGGGCAAGCGCCAGGCCTCCCGGAAGCGTTCCAGCTGACAGGATCTGCCCCTGCCTAGCGGTGGGGGCCTTTTCTGCCGCCGCTAATCACCCGCAGCCGGGAGGGTAGGGTCTCTCCTCCTGGCTCCCGGTCGGGCACCAGCAGCACCAGCGCCCGCAGTGCCAAGCCAACCCCGATCAGTACCAATGCCGTAGCGATGAGACTCATGAGACCCAGCTGAGACAGCTATGAATGGCCAAAAAGCCCATGAATGGCGGTTTGCGCCATGAATGGGCCGGATGACCTTCACGGTTCCAGTCTGGTTATGAATGGCGTTTATTGAATGGGTTTATGAATGGCGAATGTTAAACATGAATGAAATTTCAGGCTTGAATGGCTGTTTGTAGGTTCTCGAAGTACAGGTGGCAGCGTTCCAGGAAAGACTGCTCGGCTTGCTCCAGCTCTGCTGCATCCATGTAGTGGACGTTAGGTGTACCGCAGCGGCGGGCTAGTACGATTGCAGCTCCAGCTGGTTTTAAGCCGGTTAAATACTTAAGTCCCAGTGAATAGGCTCCGCACTGGTCAATGTAAGTATGTCCGCTGGGAAGCCTGTCATCGCGGTCTGTTTTACGTCCCACGCTAGTTTTCCAATCGCAGACATAGATGCCTTGTTTACCTTTAATGGTGAGTAGGGCGTCTGCCGTTCCAGCAAATCCTGCGGGGTGATGAATGGAAAATTCACTTGCAAATACTTCGGTTACGTTTTCAGCGATCCAGTCAGATAAAGATCGAGCGTAGCCTTTTGCACTGAATCCTACTGGGGGAACATTGGGGCGGACCCTTTTGAGTGCCCATTGTGTGATCGGGACAGGAATACGCGCCAGTCCTTGTTCGTCCCAGCGGATGGAGTTTCTTTTGTTTGCTGTAGAACGGGCTAATTGCATTGAAGTTTTTAACAGATATTCTGCTTGATTGTGCGTCATATTACCTCTATTTGCTGCAACATTGCGCTGACAGGTAGCTTCAGCTTCCCCAAGGCGTGCTGCCCAGCGCTCCAGTCCGGAGGTGTCGCTTGTCTCTTTTAAGATTCTTGTGACACTGTGATACACGTTTCCGGTTTGATCTCTGTAGATCCGGCCGCCGGGGTCGCTTTCGTCGTCACGTTCCAGCTTCCAACGCCTTAATCCAGCAAGTGTGTCTTGTGTATTAGGCATTTGGATAGTTTTTCCCATAAATACTATACCACTGCAAATTCGCCGTGCAACTCTTCGGCGGCTTTTTTGTAGGCATCCGCAGCGTCCTTCAGGCAAGCGAACGAGCCCAGGTAATGCCTAGTGTTGCGTATGCGGATGCGAGCTACATAGCTGTTACCTCTTTTGTTTACCCCTTTTACGCCTGTTTTGTTGTTGGACTGAATCTTTGAATTGATTCTGTTCTGTGTCCAGTCAGCTAACCGCAAGTTGTACCAGCGGTTGTTCAACTTGTTACGGTCTTTGTGGTCTACTTCGATGGCCCCAGGATCACTCCCGTAAAGCCATACCCAAATAAGTCTGTGCAGTTGGTACATTTTACCGCCAACTACTGTGCTAAGGTAACCGGCTTTGTTTAGTGATCCGACTACTTTTCCAATGCAGTCGGTACGTCGGGTCTTTTTCCACACAAGCTCTCCGGTTAGAGGCTTGTAGTCAAAAATCTCCCACAAGTCCGAAGCAGGTGGGAGCGGTAGGTAAGCTTTTGCCATCGCCTATTCCTGGTAGGTGGTCGGGGGCAGGGTGTTGCAAGCACCGCTGCCCCACAACTTTACCTATCAGGCAGCCTTGAAGGGATTCCCGCCTGAAAGGAGGCGCGAAATGTCGAACCCCTCAGCCTTTGCCTCGATCCAAGCCGCATCTAGGTGCTCTTGAGCGCCTTTCTTGCGGGGTACAGGACGGACGGCGTACTCGGTGGTAAGACCGGAGCCTTTCTTGCTGATGGTGAAGTCCCACTCCAGCAGACTTGAATAATCCTCAAGCTGGCTGATGGCGTCGATCTCTTTCAAGATCGACTTTTGGGTGATCTGCAGGACTTGGACTTTCCCGGCGTCATAGACGTAGACGGGCAACGCCACAAAAAACTTCAGATCTGCGGTGCCGGGTCCTCCACGGCCTTCACGGGGTTCAAATTCCCCCATTTCGGCAACCACGTCTTCATAGGTGGGCTCGAAGTCCCAACGGAAGGGTTTGTTGGTGCCGTTTGCTTGGCCCCAGCACTCCCATCCCTCCAGAGGTTCGTCAGTGAGTAGGGCGAAGCGGACGGATCCACCATCGGGCAGTTTGGACAGGCTGAGGTAGCCGCCTCCAGTGCTGTTGCCGGTAACGGCTGCGGATGCGGATTTTGAGAGAAAAGCCATTTGTGTAGGTGTTTGGTGTGGTCGGCTGAAGTGCCAACGAGTGACACAGTAACACGGTATTGACCCGATGGCTACCATGAGAAAACGCCCCTACAGCGGGAGCTGCGGGGGCGCGTGAACCTTTCTCGTGTGAGAGTCTAACATGTCTCAAGGTAAGACGCAGGACTTGCTGGCTTTTGTGCGCCAGCTGCCTGTGGGGATGGCGTATGCGCCGATTTACGCCAAGAAATACGCGATCCAGTCCGGGAAAATCTCGAAGGGCAAGACGCCGCTAGAGCGCAGCCACCATCAGGTGATGGCGCCGTCGGATGTGGCGCTCCAGATCGAGCGCAAGCCTGATGTGTTCCAGGCGGTCGGTGTATTTACCGGCGGTCGCAGCATGGGACTCGTGATTCTCGACGTGGATCGGAATCTCAGCCGTCTCAAGAAAAAGTGGGGCGAGTCGCTGGAGGGTGCTCCAGTCGTTACCTCGACCAAGGCAAACGCCGCGAAGTACCTCTTCCGCGTCCCTGAGGCGCTGTGGGGGTCGGTGAAGGGTTTTGGACTGTCCGATACCGGAGCTGGTTACGAGGTGCTCTGGGGCCGTCAGGGCGTCATCTACGGGGCTTATCCGGGCTCCAGTGATGGGAAGGCGCCAGAGGGGTATTACGGCTTTGAAGGCGACCTGGAGGCGATTCCTGACGCCCCTGAGTGGTTGCTCGCAGAGATGCGCGATCACGCCGGTAAGGAGATCCAGGACGGAGGCTTTATCAAGAACCGCCGGGCGCTGGATTTCTCGGATCGAGACCCAGCTGAGGTGGCTGAGATCATCCAGTCGGCGCTGAAGGTCATTCCAGGGCAGGGTGCTGGCAGCCGCGATCACTGGGTCAAGGTGGGGATGGCGATCCACTCGGAACTGCCGACTGACCTAGGGCTAACGCTGTGGTCCGCTTGGTCTGCGGAAGATCCCGAATTTTCACAGGAATGGTCTGAGGGCAATCCCTGTGAGGACGTATGGAAGTCCTTTCGAAAAGGGCCTGTAAGCCTCGGAACGCTGTTCTGGATGGCGGATCAGCAGCTGCCCGCTCGAATGTGGCTTTCTGAGGATCTGCGAAAGGTTGTTGAGAAGGTTGAGGCCGACAACATCCTCAGGATTCGGCAGGTACAGATCAGCTTTCCTGAACTGATTAAACGGGCGAAGGAGATCCAGCAGATTCAAAACCCCGCCGAAGCCGCGCACGCCATGAACGTGCTGGCCTTGGAGGGCGGTTATCGGGACGCTGGTGCGCTGGAGCGGTTGCTGATCGCTCAGATGCAGTTCGAGCAGCAAGATGACGAGATGGCGATGGACAACTTGCTGAACAAGGATCTGAAGTTTGAGTACCTGATTCCCGATCTGCTGCCTTGCCCAGGCACCGTGATGATTCACGGCGCTGGTGGTGATGGCAAATCCATGTCCGCTTGGACCATCGCCAAGCATGTTGCCCGTGGGATTCCGTTCTCTGTGCGGGGGGATCTCGTTCCAGTGGAAGCCGGTCCCGTTTTGATCCTCAACGGCGACCAATCCGAAGTGCAGGTTCAGCAGCAGCTTCGGGACCTTGAGTTCCAGCCGTCGGATCCCGTGACCGTTGTGATGGGGTGGGACCTGAACTGGTACTACCGCTTCGTCAAGTTGATCGAGAAGCACAAGCCCAAGCTCGTGATCATTGACTCGATCACTGGTTGTAGCAGGGGCTCGGCGTTCGACGAAAACAAGAAGGAATTTGCGAGCCCGATCTACTGGCTGGCAAACAACAACGGCCGCATGTTCCCCGCTTGCACAATCCTGCTGATCCACCACGCCAACAAAACTGGTGGCTTCCGGGGCAGTACTGCTATCCGTGACGCTGTGGATGAGGTGTGGGGGCTGCGCCGGCCTGACAAAAAACAGGTGGAGCAGACCGGCTACAACGCTCGACTCATCACCGTCGAAAAATCCAGGGCTGGTCGTGATGGCTCCAAGCTGCTGATGAAGCTGGAGAACGACCTCACCTTCTCCCTCGCGGACTACATGGAGGTCGATACAGACAGTGCTGGGCCTGCATCGGTGGTGGATCGGGTGCTCCAGCGCGTTAGAGCTGTGTATCCGCGCTCTGTAAGCCGCTCTGACCTCGCTGCGGATCCTTTGTGCGGTGGCAGTGTCGCTGGCATCCGTAAGGCGCTCCAGCGTTTGATCTCGCGGGGGTTGATCGAGGTTGCTGAAAATCGCCCCAGTAAGGGGGGTGGTTCTCCTACTGCTTTTTATCGAGCAATTACCTCGCGTGAAAAGTCTATAAATGTGTGTCCCACTGGGGAAGAACCCAGTCAGGGACTGGAAAGTACAGTGGGACAGCCTTCAGACGTGTCCCACTGCTCGGACGTTGCTGAGGCAGAACCCGGCTCACAGTGGGACAACCCCTCACCGTGTCCCACTGCTAATCCCAGTGATACCAATGAATCTGCCCCAGTGGGACAGGTTTTGGATGTATCCCCAAAGGGGGATGAGCGATCCGCAGCTGAGTTGGACCAGCTGATGCAGGAAGCCGCACGGATGTGGGACTGATGGGACAGTTCAACCCGCCTAACTTTTTCTTAGGGCTCATGCGGGTTGCCGCGTGGGTGTTTTGGAGAGATCCAGTGAAGCCGGAACCGCCCCAGCCGAAACGCCCCAGGAAGCCTGTCCTGGGGTACAACGTCGGTGACATCCCCTACGAGCTGCTCGCCGTGGTCCGGGTCTCCTGGTATCGCAAGGGCATGACCTACGAGGTGGAGGAGTACCAGGTGGAGGAGTCCGACGACGCCGTTAAACAGTTCCACTACATCGTTGGCACGGCCCTCCGCCAAGGCGCTGACGTTTGCGTCCTCACGCAATACGAGCCAGAAGCCCTGGGGGTGCAGGAATAGGCGATTGTTAAGCAATGCAACAGCTCGGCCTTGCGGTCGGGCTGTTTCTGTGCAACACTAAGGGCAAGCCCGCCAAGGCGAGCCCTCCATTACTGATTAACAATGTACGAACCATTCCAAGCCAAGATCGCCAACACCGACCTAATACGTTGGTACGACGCCGTTCAGTGGTCGCGCCTGGCGCTCCAGGCTCAGATCAAGAAATACAACGCCAACGGCCTCAACACCGCTTACGACGAGACACAGCTGGAAAAGCTGGTCGAGCTGGAGCAATTCTTGAAAATGTCGTGGGATCAGTGGAAGGAGTCCGTTTTTCCCAGCGAAACTACACAGGAGGTCAAGTGAGCCAGGTACAAAGCATTGAAGAACTCCGTTTTGAAGGAGACCATCTTGTTGTCGATGCCATTGTTGACGACATGGTGGTGCGCTATCCGCAAACCACCCTCGAACCAGCGGAATGGGGGCCTGCCCTGTGCAGAGGCACCCTCTACTTTTCAGATGAGGATTTGATCCCAGCGACCGATGCTGAACTCCGGGCCTTGCTCACAGATCGGGTCGATGACTGGGCTCCACTCGACACGTCTGATTGGAACGTCTGAAGCTCGTGACCTACGTAACCAGGACGACTATGACGACTGGGAAGTAGGTCTAGAGCCCATACCTGGGGATACGCACTGGGTCAGGGTTCGCACCTTGACCCAGCTTTACCGTCACCTCATCTACGTGTTCGCCACCAGCGACACCATCAGCTCCACCCGCTTAGCCAACCTGGCTATCCACGAGATTCTCAAGTTGAGACTCACGGATCTCACCCGGATACGCCAGCAAGATCCCAACT